CCCGGGCCGGAGCAGTAGGGGAGCGTTAGCGACTGCCGGTGCTCGCATGGCTTGAGAGCGGAGCGATATACTGCACTCTGCACGCGCGCGCGGGGTACTATGTACAGTACCCGTTGTACGTGGTAGTACAGTACAGAGTAGAGTAGAGTACCGCCGTTGGAACGACTCGTTCAACGACTCGTTAAACGACTCGTTGAACACAGTGTTAAACAGGGTGTTGGAAAAGACAGACATACGGGCCAGCCAGTAGCCTCAGCCGTGTTTGTATGCTATACTGATCACAGAGAATGCAACGGAGCTGGAGAGCACAGCAAGAGCGGACGGAGAGAAGCGATGGCAGACGACGCACCTATTATTGATCCAGAGTTCCAAGCCCTGTGCCCACCGCTTGAGCGCGACGAGCTTGAGCAGTTAGAGCGCAACATACAGGCCGATGGCGTCCGTGAACCGCTGGCTGTGTGGGCCGGACATGACATCCTGCTGGACGGACACAACCGGCTCGATATATGCCAGCGTCACGACATGATCTACGTCACGGAGCCCGTAGAGCTGCCGGACAGGGCGGCGGCCAGGATGTGGATACGCAACAACCAGCTGGGCCGCCGTAATCTGACCATCGCCTGGCGCATTGAGCTGCAGCTGGGCAACAAGGCGGACCTGGCCGAAGTGGGGCGGGCCAAGCAGGCGGCTACACTGAAGCAAAACACGTCCACCGTTTTATCACAAAATGATAAAACGGCTAATGCTGACGCCCCAGCGCCAGCCCACAACACACAGCAGGAGCTGGCCAAGGCCGCAGGTGTATCAACGGGAACCGTGGCCCAGGCTGAGATCGTCAAGCGCGACAGCCCGGAGCTGTGGGAGAAGGCCAAGAGTGGGGAGGAGAGCATCAGCGGGGCGTATCGTGCTGTCAAACGAGAGAAGAAAGAGCAGAAGCGGGAAGAGCAGCGCGAAGTCAACAGGGAGCAAGTCGCCAGCGCCGCGCCGCAGGTGGAAGACGGCGCTAAATTCCACACCATCGTCATCGACCCACCGTGGGACTGGGGAGACGAGGGCGACCAAGACCAACTCGGCCGCGCCAGGCCCACATACGCCACGATGTCATACGAGGAACTGCTGGCGCTCCCTGTCGGCGACAGAGCCGATCCAGACGCCCACATTTACCTGTGGATCACCAACCGCAGCCTGCCCAAAGGGTTCGCCCTTCTGGACGCTTGGGGCTTCCGCTACATTACCTGTCTGACGTGGGTCAAGCCGAGTATCGGGATGGGGAATTATTACCGTGGCTCCACAGAACAGGTGCTGTTTGGCGTCCGTGGAAGCCTGCCGCTGCTGCGCAAAGATGTGGGGACGTCGTTCCAGGCACCACGCGGCAAGCAGCATAGTGCGAAGCCGGCAGAGTTCTACGACTTTGGTGACATGCTTGCCTATTCGCGTGGCGTGCGCGAACAAACAGATCTCGGGACGCTGAGTAGTCTGTTTGTCAACGCAGTGGGTGTGAAAAAGACGGATAGCGCCCAAGACAGGCTCGGGATTGACTACGTCGTGACGCTGCGCGGCGGGGCAACAGTTTTCGTGGACGCCAAGACGCGCACGGTAGGATGCTCTCACTACTGGCGCGATGGCAGCCCAGAACTGGCTCTTGAAAAATGGTCGGTGCGTCCTGGTGGGAAGTACAACACGCCGCGCTGTCGTGCGAAGACTGGCTGGACGCTGAACGAGTCCAGTCTGGTGGATTATATTCTATTCACTTTCAGCCCTGAAGATCACCGGATGGTATACCTCCTTGCCTTTCAGCTACTCAGGCTGGCTTTCCGGTCTCAGTGTGAGCGGTGGTTCGGCGCCTACAAAACAGACGTGCAGGATTCACGCAGGTGAGAGTCCGAGGCTGTATTCGTCCCGCTTGACGTAGTGCGAGCGGCCGTCGACGAGTCGAGCCAGGCCACGATGCAGAGATCTGAAGGAGGGGCAAGTGCCTAAGGGTGGCCCAGGAGGTTTCGTCAAGACAGGCGTTTTGCGGTGCGCGTGCGACCCACGCGGCACGATGCGCCGCATTGCGCTGGAGGAAGCTCATCGGTTCCAGCACGATCTCAAGATTCTCCCAGATGTTCAGGCTGGCAAGCTGGATGAATCCATGGCCACGCTCGGGTTTATCACTCCACTTTTTCTCTGGTTCGAGCACGACGCCATACTTGACGGCACCCAGCGGCGCGATCGGCTGGAGGCCAACGGCTGGACGGTAGACGGCGGCATACCCGTCGTGGAGATCGAGGCGACCGACGAGAAGGACGCGGCGCAGAAGCTGCTGGTCATCGCCTCCCAGTATGGCCAGGTGGAGGAGCTGGGACTGGTGGACTTCCTGGATCAATATCACGTCGATGTGGCTCAGTTCACCTTGCCGGATCTGGCGGGTGTGGATTGGGACGACGTTGTCTCTCTCATGGGCGAGGCACCCAACCCGGGCGCGCCGGACCAGCAGGGGCGCATCAAGACCCAGCACGATGTGTTGATCGTCTGCGAAGGCGAGTCCGGGCAGGCAGATGCTTTGGAGAAGCTAACGGGAATGGGGTTTGAGTGTCGAGCTATCACATCGTAAGATCGGTCGACGTAGCCAGAACCGCGCGCGTTATGCAGGTTGAGGGTATGTTTGATCTGAAAGCGGATAAGGTCAGCCAGTTTTCGGTAGACGTAGACCTGCCGCTCCCTGACGACTGGCAGATTGGCGCCATCGTCGGTCCCTCTGGCAGCGGGAAGTCATCTATCGCGCGCCAGGTGTTCGGGGATCATTACTGCGATGGCTTTGAGTGGGACAAGGATCGCTCTGTCCTGGACGGCTTCAGCTCTGATCTGAGTATCAAGGACGTCTGCGCGATAATGTCGAGCGTCGGCTTCGCCTCCCCTCCGTCATGGCTCCGTCCCTTCGGCGCGCTATCTACCGGAGAGCAGTTCCGGGTGACCGTGGCACGCCTCCTGCTGGAGAGCGACGAGTGCGCCGTCATGGATGAATTCACCAGCGTAGTTGACCGGAAGGTGGCCTTGATCGGCAGTGCGGCCGTGGCCAAGCATGTGCGACGTGGCGATAAGCGGTTCGTCGCCGTCTCCTGTCACTACGACATCTTGCCCTGGCTCGCGGCAGACTGGGTGTACGACACTGCCAACGGATCGTTTGAAGAAACGAGGGGACTTCAACGACCTGGGATCGAGATATCAATCACGCGCACAGAGCTGGCAGCGTGGGACTTATTCCGTCGGCATCACTATCTGAACACCCACATCCACAAGGCGGCGCAATGCTACGTGGCGACCGTCGATGATGATCCTGCGGCTTTCTATTCTGTCATCCCGTTCCCCCATCCCGTCGCGCCCGGCTGGCGCGGTCACCGCCTGGTGGTGCTGCCAGACTATCAGGGAGTCAGTCTTGGTACCTGCCTATCCGGTACGATAGCCGCAGCCTACAAGGCCACAGGGAAGCCGTTCTACGTTCGCACAAGCCACCCGGCGCTTATCCGGTCACGGGCAAAGTCTGCCGAGTGGGATATGACCTCTTCGCCAAGCTTGGACAGTCCCACGCAGTCGGCTGCTATAAAAGGCTTCGAGAAAAGCGCATCGAACAGGCGCAAAACAACATCATTCAGCTATGCCGGCGAACCTGATCCTGCCGCAGCGGTGGGGTTCGGTTTGCGCATGTCGGACACAGGGGTCAGGTTGGCAAAAAAGAGAGGCAAGCCGTGAGCATCAAGCAGCTGGAGACAGGGGAATGACAACGATCGTAGCAGCAAGAGACCACGCCGGGAGTATCGTACTGGGGGCGGACAGCATGTCGGTGCTGGGCGAGCGACGGAGCGGGAAGGTTGACAAGTGGATCATCCACGATGGATGTGCCCTGGCCGTCTCCGGGCCCCTGCTGATCCTACAGATGGCCAGAGACGTAAAGGCGGACGTGCTCGCAGGGCAGCCCGATGTGATGGAGATGCGTAGACGGCTGATAGGCAAGCTTCTTGATGGCGGTATCAAGCCTGAGTTCAACTCCGAGCGGGACACGGCCGACAACTTCGGAGCCGCCCTGGTCTACGTCCGCCCGGGGGAGATCTGGGATCTGGACGGGGAGATGGGGCCAAGCGAGATGGACGGGTACACCTCCATCGGCACGGGCAGCAGCTACGCCCTGGGGGCGTTGCGATCCCTGGCTGTATCAGGGAGCCGATCCACGTTAGAGGAATCCGTGCACATCGCCTTGCAGGTGGCCGCCCACTTCGACATCAACACCGGTGGAGAGTTGAAAACGCACACGATGGACGGGTGAAAGAGCGGATGTTTCGCAAAGCTAAGTGGCGCAACGGGTTGCCGTTGGGTATGATATAGGGGGCGCGGGAAGGACCGTAGCCCCGTCTGGATTCTGGGCTATTGACGCCAAAAAGCGCACTACGCCCGCGCGATCAATGTCAGCACTATTGGTAGATGGAGTGAAGGATCATGCCACGAGCGGTGAAAGAGCCTTGGCGCTGCAAGGCGCGAGATAGAAGGACGGGCAAGCGGTGTGTCAACAAGGCTATCGGCAACCACGGAATGTGCCTGCGTCACCGTAGGTCTTCCCTGTCCACTGGAGCGAAGACGAAGGCGGGCAAGGCGAAGTCGGCGGCCGCAGGTGAAGGGAACGCCACGCACGGGATCTATGCTGCCACATGGACAGAGGCGGAGCAGGCCAGGGCCAAAGAGATGGAGGCCGCCACGCTACAGCACTCCGAGCTTGTGCAGCTGCGCATCTCGCTGTCGCGGGTCCAGCGGTATATCCAGCGCTTGGAAGCTGGCGACAAGGTTATCGACAGCCGCGAGGAGTCAAACGAGGCGGACGGCGTGCCCATCGGCGCGGACGGGCGGCCTGTTGCCGGCCAGGCGCCGAAGAAGGTGAAGGTCACCAGCAAGACCAACACGCTCTCCCTGCACGACGCCTATACTCTGGCCGATCGCTACATCAACAGCATCGCCCGGGTGAGCCGTGTGATCTCTGAGCTGCTGCAGCTTCCCACTGCTGGTGGCGATCCCTCCAGCGAAGCGCTTATCTTCAAGGAGATGCTGACGGGCTTCATGGACATCAGCGGCGGCAAGCTCGGCGAGATGGGTTACGCTCCACAGCCGTCCCCTGCGGCGCCTGTCCCGCCGAGCAACGGGAACGGGCGTAACGGCAATGGGAAAGCGCACTAACCAGATCGACCAGCCCCGACGGCTTGCGCCCAAGCCTGGCAGTGATCAGCTCAGCGCCCAAGCTGGGCTGACGCCTAGATGGACTCCCATGGCCTACCATGCGGAGCAGCAGAAATTCCTGCACAGCACGGCACGGTTTATCTCTCTACCCAAAGGGCGGCGCAGCGGCGGCACGGAGCTGTCAAAGCGCAAGCTGTGCTACCGCGCCGGCATCGGCTCAGACTACCCCACGCCCAAGTATTTCTGTGGAGCGCCCACGCACGCCCAGGCCAAGAAGATATTCTGGGGCGATCTCAAGGCGATGTTCCCAAAACGTTTCATCCGTAGGGTCAGCGAGTCAGACAAATACATTGAGCTGGTCACGGGGGCCCAGATATGGGTGATGGGCCTGGACAAGCCGGAGCGGATCGAGGGCACACCCTGGGACGGCTGCATCATCACCGAGTTTGCTAACGTCAAGAAGGGCGCGTGGCAGGAGAACATCCGGCCTGCCCTGTCCGACCGTGGCGGCTGGGCCGTGCTGGAGTCGGCGCCGGAGGGCAGGAATCACTTCTACGAGATCGACAGGGCTGCCCGCGAGGAGATGCGCACCCTCGGCGACCAGGCGTCCTGGGCAGCGTTCCACTGGCGCTCGGAGAGCGTGTTCCCGCTGTATGGGATAGGCCACGAGATCGACGAGGCCAAGCGCGACCTGGACGAGAAGACTTACGAGCAGGAGTACGGCGCGTCTTTCGTCAACTTCTCCGGCGTGGCGTACTACACTTTTCAGGAAGCGCTGCACTGCCAGCCTCTGGCATACCACCCGCTCAAGCCTCTGATCTTCTGCTTCGACTTCAACGTCACCCCCGGCGTAGCGGCGGTGTGCCAGGAGCAGATGCTCCCGCCGCCAGCGGGCCAGATGGGAACCGGCGTGATTGGGGAAGTGTGGATCGAGAGCGACAGCAACACGCTACGGGTATGTGATGCGCTATATGAAGACTGGAAGGATCACCTCGGGCCCATCCTCTGCTACGGCGACGCCAGCGGTGGCGCGCGGGCCACGTCGCAGACGCAAGGCACGGACTGGGACCTGATCAAAGAGAAGCTGACCAAGAGCTTCGGCCGCAAGGTCGGGTTCCGTGTGCCGCGCGCCAACCCCGCCGTGCGGACGCGCGTCAATGCCGTGAACAGCCGGTTCATGTCGGTAGCTGGCGGGATCAAGATGATGGTCGATCCGCTCAAGGCGCCCCACGTCGTGCTGGACATGGAGGGCGTCATGCGCGGCCCCACCGGCGACATCGACAAGAGCAAGCACAAAGAAGACGGGCGCACCCATATCGGAGATGCTCTAGGGTACTACATAGTTCACCGCTTCCCGGTGTCCGGCGACCGCACGGCAGCCATGGAGATTTCAGAGCTGTTTGGCACGGCAGCTTGACAGCCACAGGATCACAAAGTGATATTCCGCACAAAGGGCAAGGAGACAGATCATGGTAGATACCACCAACATCAACGTTCCCTGCGCCGCCTATACCGACATGCTCACACACTGGGCGGCATGCGTAGCACTGCGCGGCGGAACGCCGACTATGCGCGACGCGGAGACGACCTACCTGCCCCAGTTCGATGCGGAGACGGAGAAGGGGTACAGGGTGCGGCTGGCGTCTTCCGTGCTGTTCAACGCCTACGACCGCACGATCAGCGTGTTGTCTGGAGAGCCGCTGAGCCGCCCCATCGTGCTGGACAAGCCCGGGCCGCTGCAGGAGCAGATATACGAGGACGCCGACCTGACGCGGCGCGATCTCAATGCGCTCGCCAACACGCTGTTTGACGACGTGCTGACCTTCGGCCTGGCGCATATGATCGTGGCTTTCCCGAACACCGAAGAGATCGCAGCCAGGGTGGGCCGCCCGCTCACCATGGAAGACTTCAAGCGAGAGAGCGTGCGGCCCTACTTCGTCCGCACGTCTCCGGTTGATGTGATTGGCTGGCGCGGATCGCGGATGAACGGCGAGTGGAAGCTCAGCCAGGTGCGGGTGCGCGAGACGAAGATGGAGCCCAGCGGCGACTGGGGCGAGGAAGAGGTCCTGTACGTGCGCGTCTACAAGCCAGGGATCATCACGCTGTACCGTGCGCCGGAAGCGGGCTCAGATTCCTTGCAGTGGACAGAAGCTGGCGTGGTCCTGACGGGGCTCGACTACATCCCGCTATTGACCGTCTACGGCAAGCAGACTGGCGCCATGATAGCGCTGCCGACGTTGGAGGATCTGGCATGGCTGAATATCCAGCACTGGCAGGCCTCCAGCGACCAATTCAACATCCTGCACTTTGCGCGGATGTACCTTCTGCTCTTCCGTGGCTGGTCGGAGGATGACCTTGGGTTCGTTGACATCGGCATGTCCAAGGCCATAGCCAACAAGGACACAGCGGCTGGGGTAGACGTCGTGGAGCACAGCGGCAAGGCCATCGACGCTGGCCGTCAGCAGATCAAAGACATCGAAGGGCAGATGCAAGCGCAGGGCATCGACATGCTCGTGCAGGACAAGCTGGTAGAGGTCACGGCCACTGAGGCCAACATCGACAAGGCCGAGAGAGTCAGCGAGCTGCAGCGTGTCGCCCGGGCCATGGAGAGCATGCTGGATACGGCGTTCCTCTATGCCGCCGAGTGGATGGAGGAGGAGCTGCCGCCAGACTTCGCCACTCACATCAACCAGCAGTACTCGCCCGCCGCCCTGAGCAAAGACCCGCTGGCCGCGATCATGAAGCTATGGGCTGGTGGCCTGATAACCGGGGCGTACGTCCTTGAGGAGCACAAGCGGTACGGCGTGCTCGGCCCCGACCTGAAGATACCCGAGATGCTTTCCGCCGCTGCCGAGGAATCTACCCTGGAGATGGGCACCGAGGGCCTGGACGACGAGGAAGACACGGAAGACACGGACGGCACGCAGGACGGTGAGGAGTAACCGCCGTGGCTGGGGCACTGACGGTAAACGACACCCTACTGGACCGGTCTATTCTGCACAGCGTGCGCATCCAGCACGTCAGCAACGGTACCGCCAAGCGTGTACGCGACCTGCTGTGGGAGGCCCACAACGATGTGCTGGACCAGCTCCACGGACGCTTGGCGCGTGCGGCGCGCATAGGCTTTGACACCGGGCCGGAGACGACCAAGCGCCTGCAGGAGCTGCAGAAAGCCTATGTGCGTATGACGGAAGGGCTCATGCCACAGACGCGCCGTATGATCGCCACAGACTCGATGGACATCGGCGAGGACAGCTGGCTGTGGGAAAAGTCAACGCTGGAAGACACCCTGCCGATCAAATATGAAGCGCTCCTACCCTCCCCTGACCTTCTCCGCACAGCAGCCCTACGCACACCCTTTGGCGGCAAGGTGCTCAGTAGATGGACGCAGGATCTCGGCACAGCTACGCTGAAGCGGTTCAACCAGCAGGTACGCATAGGCTTGGTCAACGGCGAGACGGTTGAGCAGATAGGCCGACGCCTGCGCGGCACGCGGGTCAACGGCTTCCGTGACGGCGCGCTTGGGTGGCAGCGCTACGAGGCGCAAACGCTGGCGCGCACAGCGATCCAGCACGCGCAGGGGGAGGCTGACAACCTATTCGCCGAGGAGAACAAGAAGCTGCTCAAGGGCGTCCGGTGGTCAGCGGCGCTCGATACACGTACGTGCCTGGCCTGCGGGGGGCTGGACGGACAGTGGTGGCGCATCGGCGAGACGCACCCAGAGAAGCCCCTACATTTTGGTTGCCGATGCAGGTTGGTGCCGATGGTCAAGTCGTTCCGTGAGCTGGGCATCAACGCGAAGGAGCTGCCGGAGGGCGAGCGGGCGTCGATGAATGGAAACGTGCCAGGGAAGCTCACCTACCGGCAGTGGATCGAGCAGCAGCCGCGCAAGCTTCAGGTAGAGGCGCTGGGCCCCGCGCGGTACAAGCGGTTCAAGTCTGGCGCGGACAGCATACCCAGTTTCGTCAACCGACAGCGCCGCATCCTCACGATCAAAGAGCTGCGCGCGCGGGACAACCGGTAGCGGTCAATACTTGCCGTATGTTTCATACATGGTCATATTCGGAGTGGAAACGGCGGTGAATGGCGCCGGCGGGATGCCGGAACCAGGATCCACCACACAAAGTCGCGCGGGATGCGCGCAGAGCTGGAGGCTCTACCATGGCACTGAAGGCGTTTTACACACCGGACGAAGCGGCAGCGATCAAGGGACATCTTGACTCTGACGCTGCGAAGGCTCTCGGGCTTGAGCTGAAGGACGACGGCAAGGGGCATCTTCTGCCGGTCATAGAGGCACGCGACGGGTTTGCCCTGGAGGACGTTGCCGGGCTCAAGGCGACAGTGGAGACAACGCGCGCAGAGCGCGGGGCGCTGCAGCTGCAGGTCAAGGCGCTCGACGGGCTCGACCCGGCCACGATCCCTGCCCTTGTGGAGAAGGCGAAGCAGTTCGATGCGCTGGATCCGAAGAAGGAAGAGGGCAAGAACAAGGACCGGCTGGAGACGTGGAAGGGTGACTACACCAAGCAGGTGACAGACGCCCACGCCGCCGAGCTTGCCGTCGTAGAAGGGCAGCGCGACGTGATCAAGAGGCAGCTGGCGGAGGAGCTGATCACCGCAAAGGCGTCCATGATCCTCACTCGCCCCGAGCTGAAGGGCAACGCAACGCTGCTGATGCCGGTGATCAGGAACATGACGGATGCGGTGGCCGACGACACGGGCAGAATGACGGTAAGGGTGCTGAATCCTCTCAAGCCAGGGGAGGCCAAGGTAGGGAAGACCGGCGGCGATATGGATCTGGAGGAATTGATCGTCGACGAGATGAGGCCGGACCCGGTATACGCCGCGTGTTGGGGCGTACCAGGGAAAAGTGGGGCCGGAGAGGGCGGTGGTGGCGGTGGTGGCGGGACACAGCAGAGGAGCAAGATGTCTTCTGCTGACAAAGTGGACTTCATTCGCGCAAACGGCCGGGATGCTTACCACGCGCTGCCTGAGTAGGCGGCACGGGATGGTCCCCGCCATAAAATAGGAGCAGACGGCCATGGCTGTCGGAACACAGGGCGATTTTGTCATCTACGAAGACGAGTTCTTCGAGGGGGCATACGAGACCATCCAGCAGAACATCGAGGCGTTCAACGGCGCTTCCAACGGCTGCATCCAGCTGATCCCTGATATCCATCGTGGCGACTGGCGCAAGCGGTCGTTCTTCCAGGTTGTCTCCGGTGGCTTGGTGTCCAGGCGCGACCCGACGGTCACAACCACCGTCGACAGCGCAGCCATGACGCAGGACGATGCAGCGGAGCCCAAGCTGTCGCGGCGCATTGGCCCGGTGGAGAACACTCTGTCGAGCTGGAAGAAGATCGGCTCTGACGAGAAAGAGTTCAGCTTCATCCTCGGGCAGCAGGCCGGACCGGAGATTTTCCAGGATCACCTGAACACGGCGCTGATGGGTGTGGAGTCGGCGCTGGACGGCGTGGCCGCGTTGGAGAACGACGATTCGGCCGCGACGATAACCACCACGGGTCTGATCGACTCCAGGTTCCTGTTCGGCGACAAGGCCGGCAAGGTTAAGCTGTGGGTCATGCACAGCAAGGTCTACGCCGATCTGGTCAAGGAGCAGGTGGCGCTGAAGATCGTCAACGTCTCCGATGTGAACATCTACCAGGGTATCCCGATCACCCTCGGCATCCCTGTGTTGGTGACGGACTCCTCCAGCCTGATCGTGTCGGGCACCGCGAACACCTACATCACCCTCGGCCTGGTGCCGGGAGCGGTGACCGTGCGCGAGTCGGAAGAGAAGACGATGGTTTCTGAGCTGGTCACTGGTAGTGAGAACATCACGTACCGGATCCAGGGTGAGTACGCTGTGACCCTGGGCGTGTTGGGCTTCGACTTCACCGGCTCGGCCAACCCCGCTGATGCCGCCATCGGGTCCAGCGCTAACTGGTCCCAGGTAGCAACGAGTGTGAAGAGCTGCGCCGGCGTGCGTATGCTCACGCTGTAGACGAGACAAGACGCTGGTCCCTACCCAGCAATATGACGAGCTTTAGGCGTCGCCTTGGCACCCCCCGTGCCTGCTGGGCGGCGCCTTTTGCACTTTCAGGAGGAATTACAGCATGGCAGAACGAGGGTATATCGTAGCGTGGATGGATCAGAACAGAGACCGGGATGAGGCGTATGCCGCCATCGCCAGGATGGCGCCAGAGTGCCAGGCGCACTTCCTCAACCCGCGCCACTTCGACGGCGTGGAGAGCGTAGGCATCGACCACCGTACCGTGCGCGGCTATGCGCTAATCACCGACGACCCGCGCATCAAGGCAGCTCATGACGCGGCTGGGATTGAATACACTGAGCTGGACGTGCCCAAGCGCTCCACGCGCAAGGCGCAGACGGTGCTGGTGTATATGCAGGCCAGCGACAACGAGTGGAACGACGCCATGCGTACGGCGGCACGGACGAACTACCCGGCCATCGCCAAGACGGAGGTTCCTGTGTCCTCCTTCAGCGGCATAGAGCCTGTTAACGCCATCGCCGTCGTTGTCCCAGACGGGCGCCCGGATATTGTGCAGGCGTACACACGCGCCCACAAACGCATTCTCTCGGTACCGCGTCCTGGCCTATCTGTCTCTGCAGAAAGCGGTGCCTCTGTGGATGTAAGTGTTCTAGAGGCTACGCTTGCGTTGCCAGCGGACAACATCCAGGCCGTGGTGGGCTCGCAGATGAATGCTACCTGGCTGCGGGCCCTGGCCGATGCAGAGAAGGCGGGCGAAGACCGGCAGGACGTGCACGAGCATATCCATGCCCGTATGCTGGAGCTGGGCAGCGGGAACCCGCACGCGCGGGAGTTGGAACCGGAAGTTCCTGCCATAGAGCAGGCAGTAGCAACTTCAGCCGATGAGGAGGCCGGCGCCGATGCGATCCGTGATATGTCCAGCGTCCTCGATGCGCCACTGAGGATCGTGCAGGACCGGCTGGACGCCGTTGATGATCTCGATACGCTTTGCGCTATGCTCGACAGCGAGAAGGAGGGCAAGGACAGGGCCAGCGTAGCCACGGCAATAGGCCGGCGCATCAATGCCGTGCAGTCCGACGTGGAGATCGACGAGGAGTAGCCTGATGGTGCTGGTCTACCTTCCCAACGACATGGCCGATGCCGCCGACAATGCGCGGCGCCTCGCTTCTAATAGATGGCCAGGGCAAGTTATCGAGATGCGCAACCCAGCGCGCGTCAACGCCAAACAAGGCGCAGAGACGGATGGCGTTGTCGGCGTGGTGCTCGCAGGCGGCCCAGGCGAGCGGCTGCGCCAGATCTATGACGCTCTGGGGGTGCCTGTGATGGATGTGAAGCTGCCTAAGCTGCAGCCCAGGGTTGGGCAGCACAGCAGCAATGTAGATCCCGGGTCCATATATGTCGCGCTAAAAGCAACGGCCGCCGGCATTTGCCGGCTTGGGGAGGCCAAGATAGTGCCTCTGATTGGTATTGTAGGTGACATCGGTTTTCTTGTGATGTTGCTCGCAGCAGAGCGCAGCACGACAGAGCCAAGGGCGGCAGTGTTCGCCGCTGCTGAGGCTCGCATAAAGGAGTTTATGCCAAATGAGCAAGCGTAGAGTGGTGATCTTGGGAGGGGCTGGATACATCGGCAGGACGCTGCTCGATCTCTATCTCAGGCAAGGCTATGGGGCGCCCGGGGCGCGAGAAGATGTGGAAGTTGTGCTCGTAGACCGGCGCCTGTGCCTTTCCACACTGAAGGCCGTGCAGGAAGGCGGTGTTGGGTGGTCGTACGTACAGGCCGACATAGGCGACATGGATGTCATGCGCCGGCTCGTAGTGGATCAGCCGCCTGATATTGTATATCTCCTTGCCGGGCATATCGAAGCGGAGACCAGCTCGGAGCGCGCCAAGGAGATGTGGCTGGAAAATTACGACAAGGCCGCCGCCATCATGGAGCTGTGCCAGCCGGAGACGACGCTCTTTTTCCCGTCCTCTGCGAACGTCTTTGGCGGCAACAGCGACTTCCGCGACAAGGTGTTCTCCGAGGAGGAGCAGCCCCAGCCGATGTTCGCGTACTCCCTGACGAAGGCGGCCATGGAATCTCTGCTCGCAGACTGGGGCGGTAACTACGTGGTGGCGCGCCTGGGCACGAACCACGGATGGGCCCCCGGCATACGCTGGAACCTTGTCGTCAACCGCTTCTCTATGATGGCGAAGCAGGGGCGCCGGCTTGGGATCTACGGCGACGGAGAGACATATCGGCCCTACGTGCACAACGTCGACTGTGCTCGGGCGGTCAAATTCCTCTGCGAGCGCGACGACACCAAACGCACGGTGTACCACGTAGTGGCAGAAAACGCCACCGTCAACGAGGTTGCCGATACAGTCGTCAAGAGAATCGCGTTGGTGCCACGCCGCCACGAGGCTTACCGTCCAGGCTTCGCTTCCTACAAGATGAGTTCGCAGCGCCTGCTGGATCTGGGGTTCAAGTTCTCGTGGGATCTCGACTCGTCTGTGGGAGACATGGCCTCCAACCTGGAGGGCTTGTCGGTATGACCACCCTGCGGCAAGCTGGAGATGCGTGATGCGGCAATACAAAGCTACTGGGACAGCGTTGATGTCGTTCGGGACGGGCGCCCAGGAGTTGTATGTCAGGGATGCGTGCGATGCTGCCGGCGTCGAATACAAGGGCAAACTGGAGAGCATCCACGACGTCCCTGACGGGGTCGCCGTGTTCCCGCTCGGGAGTACGCCTTCCGAGAAAGAGAACCTCATGGCTCAGATGTCGGCGGCGCGGGTGATCCCTGCAACGGTGGTCCATCCTTCTGCTGTGGTGTCGCGCACGGCGGTGCTCGGCCAGGGGGTGATGATCAACGCACTCTCATCGGTCTCACAGAAGGCGGACATAGGCCCCGGTGCCGTCATACATGCCGGGTGCGTGATTGGGCACGACAACTTGATCGGGGCCTTCACGAGCCTGTCTCCTGGCTGTATGCTGGCCGGGGGCGTGTACATCGGCCCACGGGCTAGTATCGGTACCGGGGTGATCGTGGTGCCGAACAAACAGATTGGAGGCGGGGCAACGGTGTGGGCGGGCGCCATAGTCCAGATGGACGTGGCGCCCTTCTCAACGCACTATGTTATGCCAGGCAAGCAGCCGTTCAGGAACAGATCGGGGGGAGCTTGATGAATGATGCAAGAACAGCAGGAAACATGGACGACGGAGGGATCCCAAGAACGGGATCTGAGCCCGTGGGGGAGCCCGTGGGACAAGATGTGGTTCGTGGACGCAAGGGAAATACCGTTCCTGCGTCTCGAATTGTCTCTCCAGCGGGAGGAGCAGAGGCGATCAATCGCGTTCTGTCAAGCGGCCGCCTCTCAGGCAACGGCCCTGAAGTACAGGCGTTCGAGGCTGCGTGTGCGGAATGGCTTGGCGTGCGGGACGCGGTTGCTGTCCATTCGGGCACAGCTGCGCTCTACCTTGCCCTGTCGGAATATGTGCGCCCCGGAGACCGAGTGATCACGTCGCCCGTCTCCTTCTTCGCCACCGTCGAAGCGATCATGCAGGCCGGCGCGGTGCCGCTGTTCGTGGATGTGAATAGCCGATGCCAGATGGATGCGGACGCCGCCGTGGCGGCCATGCGCACCGAGCCAGGCGTCACAGCGATCTGCCCGGTGCACATGTACGGCGACATGGTGGATATGACTTCGATTACCAACTGTGCCGCAGAGATGGGCATCGCCGTCATTGAAGACGCCTGCCAGGGCCACGGCGCGACGTACAACTGCCACGCGGCGGGCTCCATCGGTGATCTCGGGTGCCTGAGTTTCTACGCCACCAAGCACGTCACCACGCTTGGCGAGGGCGGGCTGATAACGGTCCCACACGGGCACTCGGGGCGAGGGACGGCAGAGCGCCTGCGCGCACGGCGGTCGCACGGCATGACGGGCTACAGCACCCACCTGCTCACCGGCGCCAACTACCGCATGAGCGAGGCGGCAGCGGCATATGGGATAGAGTCGCTGAAGGAGTTCCCAGCCATACAGGCCGAGCGCGTGCGTGCATCCTACGGCATCTGGAAGGCCATTGCTGTAGACGGTGACGACTCACCCTACTACACGATACCGATGTCCGGCCTGGATGTAGCACACGGATACTTCTGGCTCCCGCTGCTGATGAACAACGCGCATCTTGCCAAAGCGATGCGCGAGCACCTCTTGGGCCTTGGCATAGAGACGCGCCAGCGCTACATGGTCCCTATGCAGCGCCAGCCGGTTGTGCAGAGGGCCTATGGCAGAGCCTTCGTAGAGGCCGCCGACGAAGCGACCCCAACAGCAGACGCGATAGTACCTCGTATGATTGGCCTACCGACGCCGGCGCGCATGACCGACGTGGAGCGGGAGCGGATCGTGGAAGGCGTCTTGAGCTTCAATGGATCGCCACAAATAGGGATGCCTACATGCTGAGAGTGAACCCGGGCAGCCGAAAGGCGGAGGGCGGGATGC